CTTGACCGCCCTTCATTACGGGTTCGTGAGAATATAATTCAGCACCTCCAATCTTTCTAAAGAAACGAGCATCTGGTATTTCTCCAACACTTCTATCAATCGGTCTTGGAAAAGGTAAAGTAGTAATTGGTGGTCTTGTTTGGTCGTTCAAACGGGGAAAAGGCAAAGCGTTAAAAGGCGGATGAGAAGAACGGAATTTTTCTATTGTATGCATCTGGGATTGACCTCCACACTTAATAACCCTTTTACGACCAGCACCTGCGGGTTGTGGTGCTACTCCTGATTGTCTATATGTATTTATTCCATCAGTAATTAATTCTAATGTAGTTTCTAACTCCGAACCGAAATTTGACCGAATTACTTCTCGTATATTATCTATAAAATCTCTTGGCGCTCTACCTCTCGCTCTTCTATACATATCATCAAGCATTCCAATAATACCTTCTAATAATCCTTGTGTGCCAGTCGTAAAAGTAGCAGACGACTCTACCTCTGACGGGGTAAATTTATTAAAATTTCTATTCATCTTGCGGAAGTAATAATCTTGTAAATCTCTGGATAATTTACCAGCATTCACAGAACTCGCTACAAATCTATCTATAACAACATCCGCACCGCCTCTTAAATTTTGTAGGGTTAAAATACTAAATATTTCTTCTACAGCCGTATAAACAGCCGATATACGAGCATTAAAACCTTCAAATAACGCTAAATCTTTAGGGTCTTGTATTCCTTGTGGTCTTGAAACCGCTTCTTGATTAGCATATTTCTTTTTTCGTCTTTTGACTACCTCTGCATTAATTCTCCTAAATGAATTAAGTGCAGGATTTGCTTCGTCGTAAAATCGGGGCATTATTATATTATAGCAATATATTTTTTAATAAAGCCCGTGTGCTTTAACATATTTACTGGCTTCAATCATCTTCATTCCTTTCTCTCTCATTACCTGTTTAACAATTTCCGCTCTAGCACCACGAGTTCTTGAAGGGGCTTTGCGACCAAGTCCAATCGCACCCAGCGCTTCCTTCTCTAAAAGTGCCTGACTAACTTTTCCTACTGGTTCTCCGATAGCATGTCCGACATCTTTAATTGCATTCAAAAAATTAAATTTTCCACCTTTTGGCGCTCTAGGTTTGCGTCCAAGACCAACCGCTTTCATTAGTGCCTTTTCACCCACTTTTGTTGCGATAGGTTGAACTATTTTACCAACACTTCCAAGTGCTTTTCCAAGATTGAATTTTCCGCCTTTCGGCGCTCTTGGTTTGCGTCCTCTACCGAATATAGCAGGTCCGAGATAATCGTGACCGATTTTGTAGCCAATATCAAACGGGTTAAATCCACTTCCGCCAACTGCACCATCTACGCCCGTATAACGAGCGCCTCCTGAACTAACAGCCATTCCTGCATTCATATTGAACGGAGGATAAGCAGGACTATTTCCAGATCTTAAATATTTTTCAGGGTGAGAACCTCCACCAACTTTAACCTCACTAACTGGTTCTCCGTGAAATGTTCCTAAACGAAATCCCATCGGGTTTGGGTGATAAGCAGGATAAGCCTTTTCCCAGTGCTTTCGGTCTAATTCTTCAATAAATTTAACCATACTGCGGTTGTAAGGAGCGTCGTAAGTAATGTTCGCTTGAGGCATTATAATATATAATTAGACAATATTATAATACGCTAAAGTATTTAAGATAGTCGTTGTATTTGAACTAAACTTAAACGAGTTGTTTATCGCACTCAAGAATAGTAGCAATAGACGACCAAGTTCCAGCAGATGTAGAACAAGTAAGAGTTAGTGAGAGGGCAGTAGTTCCATCAGACTCGTAGAGAAATGATACAGGTATTCTTGTAGAAGTCGGTCCTGTAGCAGAAACAGAAGAAAAAAGTGTTCTAATAGGGTTAATAAGAGATATAGAAGGAAGACTTCCAGTATCTCCTGTTGCTTGAACTGAACCTGTAATCAACCACTTACCTACTGGTAGAACCTTGCTAAATACAACTCCAGCAGTTGCGGTTGCCTTTGCTACTTGAGCGGTAGTAAGGTATTCAATAAAAGGCGCTTTTGCGGAAACGACAGACATATTATATATTTACTAAACATTATTTTTTGGGGTTTTCCTAAAATTAACACATTTTAGAAAGACGACCCTTTGCGCCTCCTGAAGGCGCTCCCCCGCTGGATTCACCTCCAATATGAGGAAGCATTCCTTTAATTCTTCTAAAGGCTTTCATCGCCGTAAGAGGCATGTTAAGCATATTTCCACCAGTCATTCTCTTAACTTCCATTGACTTAAAAGCGGAAGCCTGTTGTGAGGTCTTTGCGGACAACACCATCTCCTTTGTAAGGATACCAGTATAGACTGCAGAAACACCTTGCTGGGTAGTAAAGATACCACTATTAACACAAATAACGATGATTTCAGGACTAATAACAAATCCATACTGGTTGCTAACACTGCATCCAAACTGGAAGTTGTAGTTTCCTAAAGAACCGCTTGTAATGTAGTCGGGAAGAGAAAGATCGTAAGCAGGGTTAAGAACAAGAAGAGAACCAGTTGTAGGGATAAGAAGTCCTTCTCCTGTAAGGTTGTCATTAACGAGGGCTTGTCCGCTAAACTCCTCCCAAGATTGAGTTGAGCCGTTCTTAATAGAAATTCGCCACAAATCGTATTGAGAAGCAGAAGAAAGAAGACCAGACTGGTTATTCAAGTTGATTGAGATACTGTTGATGGTTAAGAACGATGAAGGATTAGTCCAGTTTTGGGTGCTCATTGGAATACGGACATTAATAAGGAATAAATCTGGGATTTGGTTAATCTGGAGATTGCTTGATGTAAGGTTAGAAGTTCCGCCAATAGCAATTTGAGGCTGGTTAGCACTGCTGGTAAGGTATCTAGGAAAATCCATATATGGGACGATATTCTTGGTCTGGATAAGGTCGCTAGGCTGGGTAGAAAGGAATTTGAGAAGGATGGCAGGAGCAGAAGGTAATGTGCTAATTCCAATAGTAGCCGATGCTTGGAAACCGTTAGGATTAGCGGTGACCGTGTTGTTAGGACCGACAATACCAAGTTGAATGCTTGTAATATAATTATTAGCAGTAGAAAAAAGGCGTTTGCATGTAGCATCAACATTAAGAGTAAAAGTCATATTGTTTATTCCTAAAAGACCCTGACAGTTGAACTCGGGGTTGCCGAAGATGAAAGGGGAAAGGAAAAGAGGCTCACTTACGACCGTCTGGACGAAAATTTTCCAAGTATCAGTCACAGCAACAGCAATAGGAGAACCATCCTGATAAACTCCACCACTGTATCTCTCAATATGAACCTTAACTGGGAATGCTCCACGAGGAACTTGGTCGATATCGTAAGAAGCAGTATTGTAAGATGCTAAAGGATTGTTGTTAGTAAGGATAGCATCGTTGTAATTTCCGTAGGCTTGATCGGGAAGAGAAGGTGTAGTAGAATTAAAACGATAGAGTTCTCTGCTATCATTCAAACGAAGCAAGGAAGGAAGAACATCCTGAAGATTGACCGAGCAGGTAGTATTGTTAATCTGGGCGGTTGCGGTAGTAAGAAGGGAGTTAAAAGGAAATGCCTGAAGAGCATCAGTAAGACCATACGAAAAGACGCTATCGCCAATTTGGACTTGGTATGTGGCATCAGTAGCAGAACCCGCTTGGATGGTAAATGAAAGACCAGTGTTAATAAGTAAATCACGACCAATCACTACATTCTCACTAGGGACTTGGATATTAAAAATAACCGCCGAGTTTGACGAAGATGTAGAAGGAAAACGCTGGTAAGTAGTTTGGGAAGCACCAGATTTTACGGCAAAATCTATATCAGAGGTGATGTCGCCGATAACGGAGTCACGGACAAGGACAGTTTTGAAGTCGCTCATTATATATTAGAAGTTAGAAAATAAAATATAATGAATACACGATTTAATTCGCCTAAACGACCTTTGAGGGCTTTTTAATAAAGGCTATTTTGACGGTCACCGCCTGACCCGAAGCAATTCTAAAGGGTATGAGTTGCCCCGATTTTAATCTGTAAAAGATTTGTAAATCCAAGTTAAATAACGGCTGGTTTCCGTATAGAGTAATTAGCCTATATTCAGCCTGTGGGACATATACAAGGTTGGGACGGTATGACCCAGTATCACTTACTAAATCCGTTATTATATTGGCTATATCCGAGTTATTTCCTGCTAAAGATACTTGACCTCCTTCGTTCAGTATAACGGGCGTTGATACCTGCGACGGTTGAATAGGTAGGGTGTTTGAGGTAAATACGACTGCAGTAATAGGCGTTAAATTAGCCGTCGTAGAACATTCTTGGTAAAGGGTTATTGCTTCGTAGGTCGGAGGTAAAGGAGCAACTGGGGCTGGATTGGGTGAAATCGTGGTTAAACTAACCGAGCCAACATTCAAAAATCCTATTCTAAAGTTCTTTTCGTTCTGGGCTGGGTTATACCCTAAATATTGGGCTGGGACAGACGGAAATAGTTCAAACAACGGCGCATTCCAAAACACCTTAATCTCATTCAGGGCGACCAGCGCAGGATCAACATTATAACCTCCTACATCGGCATACATTACAAGACCATTACTCGTGCTGTCCCAAAAAACAATCGGAGGATAAGCACTCGGTAAAACGCCTCCAGCAGTAGTGACTTGTAGATTAAGTGCGTTAAAGCAGTCGTCAAACGCCTGTGTTATTTGTAATACCCACCAAGTATAAGAATAACAATTATAATAACCATCATCGTTAATCTGGAGTTTGTTTGCGGTTTGATTAGGTGGAGGAGGCACTGGCGCTGAACTGTCTTGTGGTATCCAGATAATAGGATTGGTCTGTGAAAAAGTTGTATCAACGCCCGATATATTTACAGTTGCTTCTAAAGAAACCTTGTAAATAGTCAAATTTACATTACCCTGATTGGGTTCTATTGACGGAATAAATACAGGCAGTGTTCCTGTTTCCATCGTGAAGCGGATTATACTCAAATAATAATCTTCAGGGCAGTTTATAAAGGGCATCGTTCTCTGGTCGTTGTAGTAGAAAATTGGAGGGATTGTATTAGTGCTTTTAAAATTAGAAACGGTCACATCAAAATAGATTTGGTCTGCCGTCACAGATCTTCTAACAACATCAAACTGGGACATATTATATTATATCTATATAAAAAAATCTAATCATTACCATTCAAAATATAACACTCTTTATCCGACAGCACACACATCGGGAAGCCTTTTTGAATTGTGACCCATCTTGAGTTGAGAGATTTCAATTTTTTTATTTGGTCTTTATCTAAACCGAAATAGTTATCGAGAAGGTATTTCATCGCTTTTCCTCCTAAACCACTTGGGAAAATAGTCACCGATTTACATTCATTCAATATTCTCTTTGTATCACGCCCATTACATGCTAAATGACTTGTATAGACCACTTCTACATTAAAGTGGCGACCAGTTTCTAAAACTGAATTCAAAATAGAATCCACCTTTAATTTTTGGCGCTTATTCGTCAAGCAGTCAGTATCATCAAATATTACCAGAGCATCCTTGAAATCTTCAGCAGTTAAATCTTCCGTTAAAAATTCCTGACTATCCAATTTAATTCTTTTTAACCCTTTTATCTTATCGAGCGTCTTATCTTCTTTAATACTGGATAAAATATAAATCTCTCGTTTTGGATGCATTCGGTGGTATTCATCGGCGTATTGTTTCGTATAATATGATTTGCCTGAACCCGAAGCACCAGTCACATACCGAATACTCCTTTCTACGGATTTATCTGGGATAGGTTGGAAATGCAGTTCTGGTTGGTCTTTCAGTTTCACTTCTTTAAGGGGCGTTTGACATGCCTTCGCATTAGGTGTTAAAGAAAGGTGTTTCCACTTCTTTTTATCCTTCTCCT